GCTTGTATACCGTCTGCAATCGATAATCTAGGAGCTACTGTTATATCAAGTCCAGCTTCTTGCAAAACCTCTTTACGGCTCTTTCCTGTGCCTAATTCTCTTACTTCAACGTCATGCGGGAGGAATTGCGTGAATTCTTCGTAGTCGTTATCTTTGAGCCAGCGTACATACCAGTCCAGACCGACACCGTGGTTTTCCGTGTAGTCAATGAGTCGCACCTCTTTTCCAACCACCTGAGCAACCCACAAAGAAGTAGAATCAGACATCCCCAAATCCCAAGCAACATAAGACTTGCATAAGTCATCACGCTCAATAGTGGTGATTCTGTTCTTCGCCTCAAGATCATTGATAATCTTCCCATAATATGAACCCTCTACGGCTGCGTCAAAGCTGCACTCAAACTCTTGGTTGTACTTATCATCGCCCATTTCCTTACGAGCATCCCAGAGTTCCTTCTCCGCTAGTATCCCTGTATCACTAGCCTTAAACTCTAGTAGTTTCCAGCCTTCAGCAGTTTTAGCCCTGTCTCTAAAGTCTGCAAAGTGGTTCCTTCCCTTCGGAGTTCCAATGAATAAGCACCACGTAGGGCTTTCATCAGTATTCCTATCAGCTAATGCTGGACGTATAACTTCATTCCATATCTTAGGGTTCTGATCGCCTATTTCGTCAAGGATAACGCCATCGAAATACTGCCCACGCAAGCTATCAGCATTATCAGAGCCGTAAAGACTAATGCGCCTACCCCAAAAGTCAACCCTAAGCTCTGAGATGTTAGCCACAGCCCCAAGTGGACGAGTAAATTCCAGCAGGTAATCCCATGCCACACGTTTGGATTGAGCATAAGTTGGAGCAATATAGGCAAATCGTGGGTTTTGTTTAGTGCACTCAATGGCAGCCTTGATTAGATGGTTAATCGCGCTAACAGTCTTTCCCATTCTTCGATGGGCAACCACTACTGTAAACCTGTGCTTGTCTACTGCCTCATGAATAGCTATTTGCTGTTCTCGAGGCTTATAAGCTATCTCGATTACTTCTGCCATGTAACTACGTGTTGTTGTGGAGCACCGTCAACGCCACTTATCTCAGTCCTAGCCAGCTTAGGTATATGGTACTCACTTAGCTTATTCATTAGATCAAGTGCCTTATAAGGATCGTCTTGAGCTACCTCATTAAGCCATCTGTCCATGTTCCCTGCATTGCGCTCTAATAGGTTAGCAATAGCCTCTCGGACTATCTGAGTGCTTTTATTAGGCAATCCTTTAGGTCTACCCGGTCCTGCTAGTCCTTCTCCGATTTTCGGTGTTTCTTTAACAGTATTTGTTTCCATTTTTGCATTATCCTCTGGATGTCATGCGGTATAAAGTAGTTGCTGCAATTCAATACTTAGGTATAATAATAGTTCACTAGGAGGAGTTATGAATCTACTGCCAATAGTAAACACAGAAGTAAAAATGCCTAAAAAAATGCTTGATGCTTTAACCTTGTTTGAGACTTATTGTGTCGTTTCCAACATTAGCTCTGTTACCTATCAATCTGTTATTGATTACTTAACATCTCATTATGGCACAGAACTATCTCAACACTTTAAACCTAAATATTTGTTTAGTACCCAAGACTCTTTAGTAAGTCAGCCGTAATTACTCCAGCATAAGGCTTCATTTGCAATGCCCTAATGTCCGTTTGTCTAGGAGCAGTAGGGTTTTGCAGTCCTCTAGCTTGTGCAACCTGTGGGAGCAATTCAAAAATATTATGTTGCTTCTCTAATCTACCTAATCCTTGCCCCGGCACTCCTCTTGGATACGATGGATGACCAGATTGTTGAATCATTGGATTACTAGTAAAAATTTCTCCAACATTCATAATTCCAGCATCAGGAGCAACTAATTGTTTAGGGTCAGCAACTGCTAATCTAGCCTCACCTATACTTAATCCACCAGTATTTCTAAAGTTTGTATCAAGAGAATTCTTTAAGGCTTTCCTTACCTTATCAGGTGCATTTCTAAATTGCTCAATGCTTTGGTCTGCACCTAATCCTTTCCAATCTGGAATGAATTGTTTTATTTCTTTATTAACTTTAGCTTTTTCTGCCTTACTTAATGCGCTTTCAGCATACGACAGCATTGTTTCGCCAGTCATATGAGCAAAATCTCCACCAGTAGGAGCCATTCTCCACGGAATATAAAGTGGGTCTTGTCCTGTTACTCCTTTAATTACCTTAGCATTTTCTAATATTGCCTTAACTGGATTTTGTGCTGATGCCCATACTTGACCGGGATTGTTGAACATATAATCTTGACCACCAAGCAATCCAACTGGACGATTTAATTGCACATCATTAATTTTAGTTAAATTACCACCAGCAGCAGTACGATCAGACATTGACGTAATAAATGGTCTACCTTCATATTGCGATAAGTTAACAGAAGGAACACTTAAATTACTTGTTGGATCAATAACTGTTTTTAAAGATTGTAATCTTGCTTGCTCTAATTTACGTGGATCGAATCTAGGGTCAAATTTTCCTAAAGATGTGCTACCTGCAAAACCCATCGCTAAATCTTCAGTAGTCTTATCTACGTATTGTTTTGCGGCTGATTGCTCAGGAGTTACTGGTAATCCTTTCATGGCATTTCGTTCAGCTTGAGTAGCCAATAATGACGCTTGATTGTAAGCACCAGCTTGCTGATTCATTTGCTGCATTGCTGCGCTAGGATCATTAACCAATAATCCAAGTCTTGTACCTAATTTCTGATCTATAAAATCAAGAATCCCTGCCATAGAAAGCCTCGTACATATCCGGTCTGTTAGTCTTTATCCACTCTCTTGGTTGTTCATGACACTTAGCAAAGTCGTTTCCAACTGTCTGACTTCCTGCATGATGAACGTATCCACGACTAACAAAGTGGGAATATCCTGCCTTACCTAAGTCATGACATATTATATTGTCTGAATACCAATTAGTGCTAGGGAATTGCGCTACATCCCATGCTTCTTTGCTTATAGCCGCAAAAATAGGAGCAATCACATCAGCCATTTTTATATGTAACTCGCTCTCCCACTTTAACGCTGAGAATACGTCATCTTCTTCAGCTACTCGTATATTCTGTGCTGGCAGTACGTAATCTGATCTTGCACCTAAGAATCCAACCTTAAATGACTTGCTGACGTACTTATAATCTGCTTGCATCTTTTCAATAGTATCGGGAGCCAATACTACATCGTCATTAGCAATGATTAGTGAATCGTAATGCCCTGTATTGAACGCATAAGAGACAATTGAGTTATACGCATCTCCGAAATTGGTAGCAGTATTTGGTCGGAATATGACTCTATCGTTGCCAAGTCTCTTTCTAACTTCTCCCCACAACTCCAAACTATTTGCACTAACGTAAACTGGCAACTCTCTTGCATATTGGTTAATACTCTCCAGTAATACGTGGATACTTGGACTGCCTACCGTAGCTATTACGATTGCTTGCAAGGAAACTCCTGACTGTAAACTTAAACTATGTTGACTATAAACTTATCTTAGTCAAGATCACCTTCATGGAATCTACTGCTCTAGGAGTACGCATAATTTCCTGATCGGGAATGTTTTTATCCATTAATTCCTGACCAAACTCTGACAGCTTGAACTCCATCGACGATAGGTTAAATTTATCTTTCCATCCTAAGTACCAATGCCACTCTGTATAGTACAGCCAGCTATTCTCGTTAAACGCTCTAACGTGGGTAGGGTCTTGCCATGCACCTAAGCTAAGTTCATACGGTACGCTAATGTGGAACTCACCACCAACCTCTAGCAAGTCCTTACAGTTAGTCATTGCAGCCACTAAGTCAGGTATATGCTCTAAAACGTCATTTGCGATGATTGTTTTAAACATTCCCTTTTCTATTGTTACCTTGCCAAATCTAGGACTGTCTATAACCTGACCAAACTCGACCTTAGATATATCTACCCACCAGTCAGGATTGACTCTAAGCAATATGTCAGCATTAAAGTAAGAATCTTTCCAGTCCTTACCAGAACCTAGATTAAGCGTTTTAGGCAGCATTAGACCAATTCAGTTATAGAGAAAGTCGAAGCTGTTACAGTAGAGTCTTTAATTACTGCAACTTTTTCACCAGCTTTTACTGAAAAATAAAACGGAGCATTAGGGACAATCATTGTGCTTGTAGTTACCGTAGCAGTTGGATTAGCTCCAATAGCAATATGGCAATGACCTAGTGAGCAAGATACTAGGACATGAGTCGTATTTGTACCAAATGCTGTGCTCTGAACACTTGAGTTTGTTACTGTAAAAATTTGTGCTGTTCCTGCTCTAAAAATCTCTACTACATTACCGTTATCATCTCTTGTTGAAATACTCATGATTGCTCCATATCGTTAGTGTCATCATTGGTTTCGTACTCTAATTTAGCCATCTTCAGCATAGTCTTTTGACGATCTGTCATAGCAGTCTTTATGGGACCACCAACAAGCCAAGCCGAACAAGTCCTATCAGCAGCACACTTAAATTCAAAAAGCTCACAATATCCTAATTCAGCACTAGCTACTACCTCGTTAGCATACGTCTCATCATCCGATTCCTCACCCTGAATGCCACCGATAATACATTCCATCATTTCAGGAGTCTGGATAAATGCAGAACAGTTACCGCAATGCATAGTCTGAGCATTCTTTTCGCTAGTGTTCCATTCCTTAGCACGAATCTGCCAGAAGTCTTCTGGAGAGTCAGGATTAGCAGGACCATATCCTACATTAGCAAATGCCCAATCTCTTTTCTTTAGATTAAGCGGTATGTCTGAACAGACTTTAGGACAAGTTTTCATTTTTTTTTATTCCTTGCAGAAATAGCAGAAGCCTTTTTCTTAGCATCAGCTTTAGAACTAGCTCCCCATGCTTGAAGGCTTAGGAGTAGTCTAGTAGGCTCACCATTAGGTTTATGCTCAGGACCATCCATATTGCCCATCCTAGCCAGAAAAGATGCCCTACGTGGGTTATCACCACTTTTAACAGGAGCCTTTAGGTTAGAGCCAGAATTCTCAGCCTCATAAGACTTACGACCCTTCTCGTTAAGCCCACCTTTAGGATTCTTGCCAGCTTTTTTAGTCCAAGCCGCAGTCATTTCTTCACCTTCTTAGCAGTCTTAGCAGAAGCCACAAAGTCAGCTTTAGTAGGAGCACCTTTAGAGCCTACCTTACGCATCTTTTCACCAGAACCTTCAGCTATGCGTTTTTTCTTGGCTGCAATATTGGCGTAAAGTCCATTTTTCATTTTAAGAATCGCAATTTGTATAAAGTCGAATCAATCTCAGATGCAATTTCATCTACCAGATTCTGCAATTCTGAGTCCTGTGGCAACTTAGCACGACGAGCCTTAACCTGATTTTTAAGCATTGTCAATTCTGCAATAGGCTCCAATGGTGCATCATAGTCAACCATGAAGTTGTTAATAATTCCATATTTGCCTTGATAAGCCTCTACGTATGCATCTACCAAGTCTTGCAAATTATCGTAAAAGTTACCTAATGCTGAATGCATAGAAAAGCTACGAGTCTGCCAATGAAGAATATGAGTATTAGTAATAGCGTGAAGCAACATTAGTACAAAGTCAGCTACTTCTTTGTTACCGCTATTTTCTTGATCGCTAAGGAGAGCCATTATTTTTTCC